AAAGTCCGCAAGCTCTAAGGTTTTAGACCGCATGCGATATCGTTTGCATTATCGTTGCATTATGCGATAATGATAATTCAAAGCTAAGGAGAATTTAAAATGTACACGAAACCAAAAAAGCTTTTGGATACTTCACAAAGTAATACCAAAATCTTAAAGACAAACAAAAAGGAAATGAAAAAACTATTTCCTAACGGTTTTAGAATCGCTTCACTTTCGATGATGCCGGACGCAAAGCTGTGTCCATGGTCTAAGAATGCAGGATGTTTTGATCTATGCTTAAAGACTAGCGGACGCGCTTTAATGTTTGACAGTATAAGCGTAGCAAGACAAAACAAAACCGACTATTACCATACAGAACAAAACGAATTCTTAACTCAATTGCGTAAAGAGTTAACCAATTTTGAAAAGCTTTGTATCAAAACAAACATTAAACCAGTAGTGCGGTTAAATGTTTATAGCGATATCCAATGGGAGCGCCACAATATCCCACAAGATTTTCCAAACATTTATTTTTACGACTACACAAAGCAAGCGCAAAGATTGGGAAAGCTTCCCGAAAATTACAAGCTTGTGTTCTCTTATTCGGGAAAGAAAGAATATCAATCGCAAGTTAAGAAAGCATTAGAGCATGACGTACCGATAGCCGTTGTCTTTAATCCTTTTATTCCGGATGAATTCCTAGGAAGGGAAGTTATTAATGGCGATGAGTCCGACCTAGTCAACATGGAAAGCGGAAAAGTAATCATAGGCCTAAAGTATAAAAGGACTAAGGCCTCAAATGATGAGATGCTGGCCAGTGATTTTGTAATTAATACTGACATCATAGCGACCGGATAATGTACGAATTACACATCAAGCGAAAGGGATCTTTCAGACTCCATGCCATGGGGTCGAGATCCCAAATGCTCAAACAATCTGAACTGCTCAGAAAAAATGGCGTGTTCGATTGGTTCATAGTCAACACAAACTAAGTCCGCAAGTCCGCATGCATTTAAGTCCGCAAGTCCGCATGCGCACATATAAAGCGTGTAAGCCCGCATGCAGTTCACTAGGGGTAAGACAAGGGGGAGAGAGAGAAAAGCTCTCTAGGGGGACGAGAGAGGGGGGAAACCGATTCCCTCCCCACAAATCCCCACAAAATCCCATGTTTGCATAACCGTTGTTATTTGGTAATATGTACTACGGTAATGCAAAGATTCATTTAAATAACTAAGGAGGAAAAATGAGTTTATCAGAGCAACAAATGATAGAGATCATTAAGAATAACCAAATCAATACGTGTTCAGAAAAAGAAAAAGAACAGGTAATGATTTTTGCTTTCGGTAAGGACTACATGGAATCCAATGACAAGGGTTCAAAAAAAACATATGGGGAAACAAAATGAACAAACCAATCACGATCATGCCACTAAATGATTTTTTTATGGATCACAAAACCAACATTCAATCAACCGAACTAGACTTACTCAAGTGCGCAGGCTTTGAAGACTCAAGCTTTTACAACGAATTGTCCGCAAAGTTTTCTAGACCATCAAAACTAGGTGAGTATCTCAATATTCATGTATGCACCGTGGTAATCGGAGAATACGTGGGAGATGAGGACGTTTTGTCTACATATTTCTACGAGTCAAATCCAATGCACCCAAAGAATTGGATAGACGGTGATCGTCCCGAAAATTTATTAGGCGCAAAGTTAGACAGACCATACATAACTGCGTCATCGGATGTGTATGTGGATGGCGAGAGTGAAATCCTCACAGAAGATGGATGCATACTAAAAGACATTCCAGAAGCAATCATCGCTTGCACCAGATTTGAGGAAGAAGCATTAAGATCCGCAAAGAAGAAAGAAGAGAATCTGAAGGAATACCATAAGCAATTGTCTGAACTTGAAGACAATCACACAGAGATTTTTCTTAACCTTCAAAAACTTCACAATGTATGGTGTGACCTACATGGTCTTGAGCATATGTCTGCTGATGAAATGAATCCAGAGAACGAACATCAAAGAAAATGGCTAAACTTATTTTCAAAAGCATGGGAAGGGATGGATAGCATAGGTTATTTGCACCATTACGCATACAAAAGCTCAGGGGAGGAACTGTGATGGCACATTTAGTTTCCCCAATTGATGAAGACACCACAGAAGATAACTTAGAAGTCTTTTGTTCTGATCACTGTGCGCAAACAAGCTCAAACTACAATGGATGGAATGGGTGCCATGAGATTTCTCATGACCAACCCTGCAATAACTGTAATGAAATCATAAAAGGTGTGGCATGAAATTCCTAGCCAGTGATCATTGTCCTGAAGTCACGCTCCGATCTTTGGAGCATGACCTCAGACATTCAAACGATAGCCACTACTTCAGTGCGCATCTTTACCTGAACGAAAAGAAAATCATGAGGGTAAAGAACGAGGGGGTAGGTGGCTGCCACTTCTACGAACCGACCAACAACCTTACCCAAGCTCGCATGCAAGAGCTCTTGGATCGAGCAAAATTATTCTGCAAGTCCGCAAGAAGGGATCTCTATGACACCATTTGTTCCAGTCCGCATGTAGACTTCACATTCGTTGACGTACTAGTCAGCAACTTAGTGAACGAACAACTAACAACAAAGGATATGCAAAAGAAATTAAGGAACAATATCTACATCATCGATAGAGATGCAAACGAAGGTAAGGGATATCTTTACAAAACAAACAAGCGTCCGACAGATACTCATCTCAAGAACGCAAACAAATTGCTAACAACAATTGGCAAGTACTTTAACTACACGATACTAAACGAGCTAGAAGAAAGAGAACAACTCCGACTTTGGCTCACCATAAACTAAGGAGAACTAAAATGGATAAAGAATTCCAGTTGTTTTTAATCAAAACAAATCACTTAAAAAGCGCTTTGTTTGATATGTATAACATTAGAAACGCACTCTCTAATGAAGTATTAAACCAGCATGCAGACAATTACGGGTCTGACATCACAGTTGGCGAATGTTTGGATGACGTAATTGAATTTTTAGAATCACAAAACAAACTGATAAAAAAGGAGAAAAATTAATGGATACAAAGTTTCAACAAGTAACACTCATCATTTCATGTGACAATCTTGGTACAGATTCATACTCTCCGATAGACAATCTGTATGAGGTAGTAAGAAAGTCTGGAGATGTAAACATCGTTACAAAAATAGGGAAGGTAAGAAACTTAGGATTTAAAATCATTGGGGAGGAAGATGAATGTGGATAATTCCGAACAACTACCAACCGTCATCAGCTTCTGTTCTGGATACGCTGGGATCGAAAGAGGACTTGAGCTTGCAGGGATTGAACATAGAGTCATCGCTTATGTGGAGATCGAAGCTTTCGCCATTGCGAACTTGGTCGCAAAGATGGAACAGGGTGAGTTGGTTCCGGCTCCTGTCTACACGGATCTTAAAACCTTCCCAGCACACCTCTTTCGAGACTCAGTTGACATCATCACTGGAGGATATCCGTGCCAGCCGTTTAGCGTGGCAGGAAGAGCGCAAGCCTTTGACGATCCCCGACACCTCTTCCCCTACATCCTCGACCATGTGCGAACAATTAGACCTTCTCAGTGCTTCTTCGAGAATGTCGAAGGACACATCAACAGAGGACTCGAATCAGTCCTCCAAGACTTGGAAGGCACAGGTTATCGCTCAACGTGGGGAGTATTCTCAGCGGAAGAAGTTGGCGCACCTCACCAAAGGAAGCGCATCTTCATACTGGCCAACTCCAGTAGCTCAGGACGACAACAAATCTCCAGAAGCACACATGAGAATGAAAGCGAACATGAAGGGAGGTCCAAGGCACAAACCGACATCACTTCAAGTCATGGTGAAGGGAATAGAGAAAGGTCTCTGGCCAACCCCAACTCTTCACGGCAACTACAATCGCAAGGGAGCGAGTCAGAACAGTGGGGATGGACTGGAAACAGCGGTCAAGAAGGAACTATGGCCGACCCCAACAGCGATGACTGGGGGGACAGGAGTAGCACCCTCCCACGAGAACGGTGGCCATGGCTGGAACATAGGCGCAGCAGTGAACGACAGTCTATCGGACAAACCGAAGAGACAATGGCCAACTCCAACAGCTTCAGATCACAAGGAATCAGGTCCAACGAACATCAGGAAGGACGGCAAAGACAGGAAGAAAGACCGACTGGATTATGCGGTGGAACAGAAATCTGGGACGTTGAACCCAACGTGGGTAGAGTGGTTAATGGGTGTCCCGACAGGGTGGACAGAATTAGACTCTTGGGTAACGGAGTCGTCCCCCAAACAGCCGCCAGAGCATGGGAGGTCTTGAATGGTAGGGTTTAAATTCAAATCTGGGAGGGGCGGACTACGCCCCAACTCCTCCACCCTTCACAAAAGCCATAAGCAAAAATCATATGTCTGCAACTGGTGTGATAAACCATTCACATCAAACGCAAACAACATGAAAGGTGAACGCTATTGCTCGACTGCCCACCGAACTTACATGTTCAAGCTCAAGCAATCAATTGACAACAAACGAAGGGTCACAAAGAAAGAGCGCAAGCGTCATACCTTCAGACCTGAGACCTGGAGGACAAGCTAATATGATCAACCATCTTCATCTTCTTCTTCGTCATCATGAATATCTTCTTCGCTGCCTTGGACTTCATCTTCGATCTCTTCGTCCTCGATGACCTCTTCAAACTCCGCATCTTCCACATCCTCCCTAGTTGTATTCACATTGAGTCCATGCTTTTCAATCAAACTGCGAAGCCTGGATTCAACCTCCCCTCGATCCATCTGATCAATCTTCCCTGTCTTGATTTCCTTCTTGTCAACCATCAAACCTGCAAGCTTGGCTCTTGCAATCTCAGCATTAATCGCAGGTCCGTATGCACCATCCTCCAGTGCAGCATCCCTGATCATCTTCAAATCCCTTGCCGTTTTCTCAAAGGTAATCCCATACCTCAACTGGGTGGCCTCAGTTAACTCAGCGATCCGTTCCTGAACATGTTTATAATTCACATGATGCAAAAGATTAGAAGAGCTCACGCTTGGATTTTTATATCCTGCCCTAATTGCACACTCCTTCTTCGTTAGATCTCCATTCACAAACAACTGCGCAAACTTCTCTTGCTTTGGAGACAATTGCTTTCTTTTTGCCAACCCTCTCTTCGCAAATTCTTCCTGCTCAAATAACATGTTACCCATTGCTACCTCTCACACTCACTAAAAATTTTTTTCCCCCTAACCTAAAGGAGTTGCGGTAGAGAATATGTATATATATTTCTCTCCCTTTAGGGATGACCCTACTGACCCATTGACCCACCCCATTTTTAAAGGGCTGCAGAGCATGGGTCAACCCAAGTCAACCTAGGTCAAGCCTGACCCTACTGACCCTACCCCTAACTCATTGATATTAAACAACTTTGTACCCTCCAAAACCATGACCCGCCTTTTTGTTGACCCTACCTATTTGACCCTACCTTTTGCCTAGAATTTACTTTAACTTTCTCTCCTAAGTGTTTTTCAACCACCTCCCTAAACGACCCTCTTTTATTTTTATTTTCACCTGCTATACTTCTCAGCGTAGCAGGTTTTTTTCTAGTTTGTTCCCCTGCTATGATTTAAATCCCCTGGATTGGGGGAGGCTCTGGGGGATGTTTTCTCCTTAGTTCCATCTTTCAGAGCCGACCCCTATTTTATTAATGATCAGACGATCCCCGATAATCAGGCACATAAATCCCAACCTTCCTTAACTCTTTGTGAACCCAGCTTGCATCTGGAGCCTTATTAAAAAGCTTGTTTGCTTTGTTGCCCTCGTAAACAAATCGAGCGTTCCTGATAGTTTCATTAGGGCTACGATTACACACCATGCACATGCTGCTCTGCATGATTCTGGCGCTGAATTTTTGAGGGTTTGTTGTGCCACAAATGACACAAGGATCACGCTCTCCCTTGAGTATCTGCTCCCTCGTTCTCTTCATAATGTTCTTGAGCAATGTCTCTCTCCTGACTGTCCTCTAGTATATTCATCCACCGATTAATCATGTTCCGGTCATCAATGTTTTCTGTATCCAACTCAATTTTTATTTTCATCAATCAACCTATTCAAAAACCAACGGCATTTCTCTAGGTCTGTAACGACTCCACCCTGCTGATCTCTGTGCTTGTCCTCGTAACGCCACAAGTATTTAATGACAGAGCCCTTGAGATACCCATGGAATGCCTCTCTCGACATGCTTGCTTTGATTGAATCAATGCACTCAATCGACCCTGACCGATAGTGCGAAGGATTAATATCATCATCACGCCCAGACATGCTTTTTCTTGCCACCATCATATTTGACTGCATGCCCCTCCTCGATAAGGATCTTACAGATGTCACGCCTGCTACCATGAGTATACATGTCAGCTAATAACCGCCCATACTTGTCCAGCTTGCCGCCATTAAGGGACTCGACATAGATCTCCTTACCACACAACACCTTCATTCGTTTCTTTGCAGCGAGGCCCAAGACTTTCTCTGCTTTGTTTCGAGTCCTAGACTCTGGAGTATCTATTCCATTGGCTCTGATCCTAACCTTCCGGTAGACACCGAATGACAGATCAAGGAGGACATCCACCGTGTCACCATCGACCACCCGATCTACCTCCGCCTTATAAATGTACTGTTGCTCTATTATTTTCCTTGCCATTCCACCACTCCCCCTTTTGTCAGCAACTCCTCTTCATCTATCTCTACCTTCATGCAATAGAGAGAGAACTTGATTGTCGGGTCATACCGATAGTCTTCATGTATCAATGACGCTGCTCGTGTGCATTCCATCATCGTGTCGTAGGATGCCAGCAACGTATAGAAACTCATCGTAAACAGATAGAGTTTAACCATCACTCTCTACCTGGCCACTCTCTCTCTTTCTCCGTCCAAGCCTCATTCTCTGGAGTCTTAGGATCATCAGCTATAAAGCGCCCCTTCGCATCACGAGTCCTTACCTTGACCTTCTCAATAACCTTAGATGTCTTTTCAGAAAAAGATTCTTGTTGTGAACCAAACAACTTACCCCATACCATCTTAAAAAATCCCATGCTCTGTCTCCTAATTTATTGATCTATCTCCCACGGCTTGGCCGTTGTGTTCTCTGCACGATAATGCCACATGGCCAAACCAGGCATACTAAATGTTAATACTTTATCACTCATGTGTTTTTGAACATAACTCACCGCTCTCTGACACGCTTTATTTCCATTGCTTTTATTGTGTCTTCTGAGTTGTGTCTTAGCTATCAACTCCATCTCGTTACGCTTGTAATACTTATTAACTTCCATGCCTTTGTGAACCAGTTGTGCAATCGCCACCTCATCTTCTGTAGATATCTCCCTTGTCATGCGCTTACCTAGATCAGAGATCTCCCAGACACCAAGGTTGAAATCAAACGAGGCCATGTGTTCATCAGGGTCTTTGGCATTACGAGCTTCATAATAGAACTGTACGTTTGGCTTCTCTCCTGCCAGTTTGATACCAGAGTCGAACCACCCGGTAAAGACTGAGCCACCTCGTGCTGACATGAACGACTTGTCATCTGCCCTTTCCTTACCAGTGTGATGTGCCAGCACCACGCAGATATCATTGAGCTCTATCAGTTTATCTACCCGATCCAGTAACTTCCTGATCTCTGTATTACTGTTTTCTTCACCGTCAAAAAAGTTGATGATAGGGTCGATCAATACAATGTCTGGTTTGTGAAACTGGATCTCATCGTGAAACGCCTGAATATCCTGATCAGTCATCAGGTTCTTTCTTAGTCTGCCCGACACAATCAGATTCTGGTAACCCATGCGCACCAGATCTTCGTCATCTGCGAACCGCCTGAAGTATGTTTCGATACGATCTTTAAGAAACTCTTTGATTATCTCTGCCTGAAACCACATAACTTTCAAAGGCTTACTAAATGGTACACCCAAGAAGTCTGTGCCAGTGCAAGCCCCTGCTGCAAACGCACCAAGAAAATTACTCTTACCGATCTTAGGCTTGCCCAATAATAGAACCCTGCTCTGCTTGAAGATAAATGCATCGCCCCAATACTGTTCAACCGAATCTTTCTGCACCTCTTCTTGCCATTCTTTATCTCCAAATGGCACAAG